ACCGATCTACTCGACACGTACGCTCTCCTCGACCCCAGTGTCTCCAGAGGCGGAGTCTCGGCACCGTCAGCGAGGACTAATGCCTGAATCATTCCAGCGAGCAGTCTCGACGGATCTCGTCTCCGAGGTCTCGGACGACGGTCGGACCGTAACGGTCCGGCTCGTACCCTGGGACCGTCCGCACCCGGTCGCCGACCGGGCAGGTCGGCAGCAGTACATCGAGACGTTCGTCCGAGGAGGACTCCAGGTCGACCTCGACCGGGTGCTCGTCGAGCGCGAGCACGACGGCCCGATCGTCGGGCTCCTGACCTCCGTCGAGGACCGACCGGACGGTCTGTACGGAACAATTAGAATGTCGAGGTCTGCTGTCGGCTCCGACACCCTCGCCGATATCGAGGCTCGGATCCTCCGCGCAGTCTCCGTCGATTTCCTAGACGATCCGCTTCCCCCAGGGACTCAGAACGTCATCCGGTCGTCCGCCCAGCTCCGCCGCGTCGCGTTCGTCATGGAGCCCGCCCTCGACGCTCCGGTCCTATCCGTCCGATCCGTACCCTCAGCCCAGAATCAGGAGTCCTCAACTATGACCACCGAACAAGTCACACCCGTCGACGAAACCGTCGAGGAGACCGTCGAGGAGACCGTCGCGCCGATCGTCGAGCAGCGATCCGCGCCTCGACCGTCGCCGTCGAGGGTCGCTCACCGCTCGACCCCGACCCCGGCTCCGCGTTTCGAGTCGCTCGGGCATTTCGTCCGCGCTGCTGCTCTCGGAGATGTCTCCGGCTCGGAGCTGGAAACCTATCAGCGTGCCCTCGCTGACATTCTCACGACCGATGCCGCTGGCATGATCCAGGAGCAGTGGATCTCCGAAGTGATCGACCTGGGACGCACCTACACGCCGACCGTTAACGCGTGGCGCTCCCGTCCGCTCCCGTCGTCAGGTCTGTCGATTTCGCAGCCGGTCGTCACGACCCGTCCGTCCGTTGCAGTCCAAGCGACACAAAAGACCGAGGTCTCCTCGACTACCCCTGTGATCGGGACAGCACAGTGGGATATATCAACCTACGCCGGCGGGAATGACGTCTCGATCCAGCTGCTCCGGCGCGCGGAGCCGGATTACCTGACAGAACTCATGCGTCTCTACACGCGAGAGCTGTCGCAGGCAGTGAACCAGGCCGCTCTATATGCGCTGAACGCTGCTGCTGCGGTGGGAGTGTCTGGCAATACGGCCTTGGAATATACGACCGCTGGCACGTTTGATGAACTTGTTATTGACGCCTCAGCCGCGTTCATGCACTCCACCTCACTGCGTCGACCTGCAGACCAGATGGCGATCTCTGTCGATCTCTGGGCCGCTCTCGGATCAGCTAAGGATCTCGACGGTCGTCCGCTGTACCCAGGCATTAATCCGATGAACTCTAACGGTACTTTCTCAGCGACCGGAACGACAGGATCAGTAGTCCAGATTCCGTGGTACGTCGAGCCGGAACTCGGCGACGGTATCTCTGGGGTGATAGGTGTAGCGGAAGCTTTCGTGACCGCTCTCGGTCCTGTCGGGACTATGACCGCTGATGTACCGGCGAAGCTCGGACGTGACGTCGCGATGTATCAAGAGGCAGCTTTCGGAGCATCCGACGCATCCGGTCTCGTGCAGATCGTGAACGTGACTCCCTAATGGCCTCGAAAGCCGAGATTATCGACGAGCTGATCGAACTGGGAATCGACCATGATCCCGGCTCGACCAAGGCAACTCTCCAACAGCAGCTCGACGACGTCAGCGCGCCCGTTTCCGCGACCGGTCGTCCGGTCTGGGAAGGCGGAGAGACCCGGCAGCAGTACCACGACCGCGTCCGGGAGTGGAAGTTGGGACAGGCTCGCTGATGGCAGTTGTAGCAGCAGACGTCGCCGCGTGGGGGAGGTTCACACTCCCGATCGGAGCAGAGCTGACAGTCCTCGATGCGACGGTTGCTGCTGCTACGACTCGACTGACCCGTGACTACTACATAGACACCCCGACGACCTCGGAGCAGGACCTCGCGATTCTGCTGCTCTCCGCTCGACTCTGGAAACGTCGAGACACGCCGGAGGGTCGCGACGCGTTCGGAGGAGATATCGCTGTCTCGATCTCTGCCGAGGACGTCGACGTCGTCGCTCTCCTCATGCCGAGATCCGGGATCGCCTAATGTCGTCGATCCAAGCTGTCCGGACCGAGCTGTCGACGTTCTTGTCGACGCTCGGGCAGGTCTACGACTACCTACCAGGCTCCGCGCAGCTCCCAGCTCTCGTGATCGGTCTCCCGGCGAGAGTCGATCACTCAGTGACGACCGGCTACTGGCGTCTAGATATCCCTGTCTACGTCATTACCCGATCAGCGGAGCCGCTCGCCGGAGAGACCGAACTCCTCGACCTCGTCGTCGACGCTGTCGCGCTCCTCAAAGCGAACAGGACCGGGACGACATTCTCGACCCTGAAAGTCGTTGATACGACCGACCTTTATCCGATCACGGTCGGCGCGATCGAGGCAGGCTCCGCGCAGGTAAACGTCGAGCTGATGATCCCCGTGCCCACGTAGCCCGTCTCCTCCCCTACCCTCACCAAACAGAAACGAGATCACACTCTTATGGCATTTGCACCCCTGATCCTCACCGGAAATCTGGAGATCGACACCGTCGACGTCTCCCTCCAGGTCGTCGCGTTCAAGTTCACCGCCTCCCGTGACCAGATCGAGATCCCAGCGACTCTGGGCACTCGAAAGTCTTTCGCCCCAGGTAACGACAGCTACGAAGTCGAGATTGAATATCTCTCCGACGTCGACGCGACAGCGATCACTCAGATTCTGTGGACAGCGATCGCCGACGCTGGCGGCACGATCGCCGTCGCTGGAACTTTCCGACCGGGAGCAGCATCCGCTAGTAACCCAGAATGGACAGCGACCGCTGTCGTGACGGGTGTCGGCATCGGTGGGACCGTGAATGAGGTCGGCCTCGACTCCCAGACGTTCCCGCTCACTGACCGCCCGACCCAGGTCGTAGCCTGATGCAAATCTCCGTAGCTGTCGACGGGACCGAGCACGCGGTCTCGCCGACAGCCGGAGACCTCGTACGACTTGAACGACAGTATGGGATCTCTGCAGCGTCGCTGTCGGAGTCCTCGATCACGATCGAGCATGTCCTTTTTATTGCTTGGACTGCTCTCCGTCGATCAGGCGCGATCGACATCGAAGATTTTGACGCGTTTATAGATATCGCCGACGTTCCTGATAGCAGCTCCCTCGACCCTCGCAGTCCGCTACAGCAGACCTGATCGCAGCTGTAGCGGTACGGACCGGGATCGCGCCCAGGGATCTCCTGGACGCCGATCTCGATCTGTGGAGAGCGATCGTCGAGCAGACTAGAAAGCAGAGCAGCAGATGAGTAGCCCAGTAGCTGTCGAGGTCGTCGGTCTGTCGAAGGTCCTTCGACAGATGAAACAGATTGATCCGGACCTTGTCGCGCAAATCAAAGCAGCGAACCGCGATATAGCCGACGACGTCGTGACGACCGCCCGGACGCTCTCTCCCAAAGAGACTGGAACCCTCGCCGGGTCGCTTCGGCCCGGAGCCACTAACAGGACCGGGATCGTACGAGCTGGCTCCCGGAAAGTTCCTTGGGCCGGTCCGATTCATTTCGGCTGGCGCGCCCGCAATATCAAACCGAACCCGTTCCTATATGACGCGTTCGACGAGCGACGCGACGACGTCGAGGACCGCTATCTAGCAGCGATGCTAAAGATCGCCGGGAGCCTGGACTGATGGCTCGTAAACCGACGATTGAGGTCAAGTTCACCGGGGACACGGCCGGTCTGTCGAAAGCGACCGGGAGGGTCGAGGCCGATCTGAAGGGAGTGGGCGCGAAGGTGTCCGGCTTCGCTGTCGGAGCTGGAGCCGCGATTACCCAGATGGGGATCCAAGCGATCCCGCAGCTCGTCAACCTCGGTAAACAGCTATTTAGTCTGGGACAGTCCTCGGAGATCGCTCTCGCGAAATCTCGAACAGTGTTCGGAGACGTCGCAGGAGGGATCGCTACCTGGGCCGACGATCTCAATGAGTCGCTCGGACTGTCGGACGAGGCAGTGATCGGTCTCGCCGCGTCAATGGGAGATCTCCTGATTCCTCTCGGTTTCACCCGCGAAGCCGCTGCAGCGATGTCTATGGAGACGACAGAGCTGTCGGGCGCGCTGTCCGCATGGTCCCAGGGAAAGTTCGACGCCGCTCAGGTCTCGGAGATCCTCACGAAAGCAATGCTAGGGGAACGCGAAGGTCTTAAAGCTTTAGGGATCTCGATCTCCCAGGTCGAAGTCAATCAGAAAGCACTCACGATCGCCCGAGCCGACGGTCGGGAGGAGATCACCGCCCAGGATAAAGCCCTCGCTACTCAGCAGCTGATCCTAGAGAAGTCGACCGACGCTCAGACAGCCTGGTCGGACGGCACGATGGACGCTGTTAAGTCCCAGAACGAACTCGCCGCGACGATCGCCGACGCGAAGGAAGAACTCGCTAAGGGTCTCGTTCCGATCATTCAGAAGTTCGTGTCATGGGTAACCAGGGACCTGATCCCAGCTGTCCGGCGTCTCGTCGCAACCTTCCAAACCTACTGGCCGCAGATCCGAGCGACGATCGAACCAATCATGCTACAGATCCAGGAGATCGTGACCTCTGTCGTTTCGATCCTGTCCGCACTCTGGGACCGGTTCGGCTCTACAATTATGCGGCTCGTCCGGATCGCGTGGGAATATATCGGTTCAACGATCCGGAACACTATGACAGTGATTCAGGGGATGCTCGATGTCGTCCTGGGACTCCTGACCGGAGACTGGGCGAGAGCCTGGGAAGGTATCCGCTCGATCCTGTCCGGAGTCTGGGATCAGATCAGGACTCTTCTATCGACCGTCCTCGCGCAGATCCGACTCCTTCTCGACCTCGCGTGGAAAGCTATAAAGCGGGTCGCGTCGAGCGCTTGGGAAGGTATCAAGACCGCGATCTCCGGCGCGATCGACGCGATCGTCCAATGGATGCGAGACCTACCAGGTCGGCTCCTGACCGCCCTCGGTAACCTCCCCCAAGTCCTCTTCGACGCCGGTAGAGCGATCCTGACCGGTCTACACGCCGGAGCGGTCTGGTCCTGGGGAAACCTCCGGAGATGGGTCGAGTCCCTTGGGTCGCTGCTCCTCTCGTCGATCGGAGACCTGGCCCGTCTCCTCTACAACGTCGGCGGAGACATTCTTCAGGGTCTCTGGGACGGCATGAAAGATAAATGGGGCGACCTGACTGGATGGGTGGGAGGTCTCGCCGGGAAACTCAAATCTATTAAAGGACCCCCAGCGTACGACGCCGTGGTCCTCATGCAGAACGGTCGACTACTGATCGACGGTCTCCTCGACGGGATGCGCGCTCAATGGCCGCAGGTCGAAAGGTTCGCCGAGTCACTCGCTCCGCAGCTGTCGACGTCGCTGTCGGTCGCCGGGAGAGGTCTCCCAGCCCGCCCCCACCCGACGTCCGGGACGACAACAGTAATCCAGAATATCCCGACCGGAGTCACGCCCTCGACGGTCCTACAAGCCGAGAGGCAGTATCGCCGGACTCAGGGTCCGCTCTGATGGCTAACGCCCGCTGGAATCAGGGTCTCTGGGATCAGGGTCGCTGGGGATCGCTCACGATTGAGGAGCTACTCGCCCAGGCTCCGCCGACGTCGGGAGGTTTCCCGACGGGACAGGGAGACTGGAGATTGATCGTCGAGATCCTCCTCCCGACCGCCGACTCCGGTTTCTGGGGGATCGGACTCTGGAACGCGTCCGAGTGGGCATATCTCGCATGGGACGATATCTCCGACCAGGTCCGCGGTATGGAATGGGTCCGAGGATCCGACGAGATCTACGGTCGCCCGAGGGTCGGACGGATCCGGCTCTCCGTCGACGATCAGGACGGCTCCCTCGATCCCTGGGCAGCCCCCGCCGCCCAGTACCTCGCCCCTGGGACGATCCTCCGCGCCGGGATCGTCTCGCCGTCCGGGATCGTCGATACCGACTACGGGACGGTACGCTGGCTCCCCCAGTGGACCGGGATCGTCGAGTCCTGGACTCCTCAGATTTCCTCCGCGGACGCCGCGGATCGATGGGTGGAGATCTCGCTCGCCGAGACGACGAGGGACCTGTCCCAGATCGAGGAGCCAGCGCTGTCGTCTCCGGTCGGATCCGGGGAGGGAGCAGATAGCAGAGTCCAGAGACTCCTCACCGCAGCTGGCTGGAGATACGGATATCTGCTCGAAGCTCAAAACCTCGTCACCGCTCCGACGACCTCCTATCCGTTACAGAGCACGGTGATGACCCAGAACAGGATCTCTGAAACCTATGTCTCTGCCGATTCCTCGGACACAGTATTTAGGTCGCTTCGCGACGGTCGCGGATCACTGACCTCTTCGGAATATTTCGGTGACGTCGGAAACGTGGACCGTGAAGCGTTCCCGCTAGTCCTGACGTCCTGGGACACTCAGGGTCTCGGACGATCCCCTCTCCTGCTCCTCGACGTCGGAGACGGCACGACGACCGGGATCGGTTTCGATCATGTGACGGTCGCTTACCGTCCGGAGACGTTCCGGTCCCAGGCTCAAGACTTGGAGATCGCGA